ACAGCGAGTAACTAATGCCAAACCATACTATCTTAGATAAAACATTAGTAGACACGAATAGACGTGACATCAATCTTCGGGAACCCCAAGTTGAGTCCGTCTTACCCGATCATATTCTAGCAGAGTATCCGAAGTTTGTCTCGTTTCTAAAACACTACTATGACTTTGAGTCACAGAATACATCCTTAACTCGTTTCTTAAACAATATGTTCGAGACGAGGGATGTTACACAGACTGACAAAGATCTACTAAGTTATTTCGAAGACGAGTATCTATTAGGTCAGAACTATTTCAAAGGTTTCGTAGATAAGAGGACTGCTGTTAAGTACTCTAGTTATCTCTACAGAACCAAGGGTACTAGATACTCTATACAACAATTCTTCAAGACATTCTTTGACATTGAACCAGATGTAGTGTATACTAAACAATATATATTTACATTAAATGAATCAAAGGTAGGTGCAGAATCATCTAGATATCTCACCGACAACAAATTATATCAAACCTTTGCTGTACAGATTAGATCAGAATTATCTATCGCACAGTGGAGAGATGCCTATAAGTTGATCGTGCATCCGGCAGGAATGTATCTTGGTGGACTTACACAGATCGTAGGTGCCGCAGGATTCGATAATGCTCAGTACGATCCGGGCGAAGCAATTAAACCACCAATTGTATTGGAAGGTATTGGTGGATTTACTACTCAAGCATTCGAGCAGAACACCGCACTATTTGACTTTGGTATAACAAGTGACGCAGGTAACGTATTGAAATTCAGAACTAGATTGGGTAGTAGCGCAGGTAGGGCACAAGATAGTGCAGATCTTGCACTAGGTATTCCACGCGGTAATGATTGGTCAGATCTTGAGAATCTTACTGTCGATAACCTTGATAGAATGTATTCTAGTCTTGGTGAGTACCTCACTCCAGATAGTCCAACGTTGGATGATGATAGTGATGGATCAACATTGTACAGTGGATTCGACTTATCTTCTAGCGAACTGATCGACCAAGAGACATTCACTTGGAACCCTGCTGTGACTAGGTTCGACTCTGCTAACTCTGCATTGCTAGTTACAGATACAATAAATAGAGGAGCAATACGCTCCGTAGGCGATTCTGATTCTGAGATATCTTTGCGTGAGATAATCAGAAGAGGGATGTAAATAATAGTATAAATAGAAGTAATAATATTCGGGAAGTAAGATGACTAGACAAGTATTAAACAGAGGAACGATTGCGAATGATGGCACAGGCGATACGCTTCGCGGTGCCGCATTAAAGATCGAACAGAACATTATCGAGATCTACAATAAGTTAGGTGACGGTGATGCACTGACTCCTCTTATTGACTTCGATTCGGCAGGGATTATCTTTAAAGATTCCGCAGGTGGATCATTCTCGTCTCGAATTGGTGTTGTTGCTCCGACTGCTAGTAACCTAATCTATGTCCCGAATGCTTCTGGTCAGTTGGTTATGGATGCCGCAACTCAGACACTCACCAATAAGACTCTGACTAGTGCGGTTCTTACCACTCCTCAGATCAACGACACTAGTGCTAATCACCAGTATGTTGTTGCAGTAAGTGAACTTGCCGCAGACAGAACAGTCACACTCCCATTGTTGGGTGCCGCAGATGAGTTTACATTCAATAGTCATACACAGACACTTGTTAACAAGACACTTACTGCTCCACGAATAGATAATATTCGTATGGGTGACGGTGATGGTATACTTGATAGTGCAGGTAACGAACAACTATTATTTGTTGCAGACTCCTCTTCTCCAGTTAACTATCTTCGCATTACAAGTGGACGTACCAATGTTGCACCGATACTTAAAGCAGTAGGTGAATCTACTACTTCATTGTCGTTGCAAGGATCTGGTAATGGTGCTGTACAGGTTGATAGTAAACTTGTTCTTGGTAATGATACTATTGGTTCTAACGGTGCATTAAACCTCAACAACCCTGTTACGATTATTGCGAAGACTTCGGCCGGTGCTTATACTCTGGCAAACGGTACTCAGACAGGTGAAATAAAATATATAACTAATACTCAGAACCACAATGCCGTGATTACTCCTGCCAACCTGTCAGGATACTCAACTATAACATTGGGGTTGAACGATTCAGTGATGCTTATGTACTTAGCGACTGGTACCACATGGGTAATAATTAACAATCAGGACGCGACTTTAGCGTAATAATAGGAATAGATAAATGCCAGTAGTAACCGATACATTTAAAAAACAAGTCTTGGATGATCTCCTTGCCGATCAAGTCAGTGCGTCCATAAGATATTATGCCGCAATTGGTAGATCAGAAGACTGGAACGATTCGGATGTGGCAACTGTTCCTACGAATGATGCCGCAAGTGCGCGAGATGCTCGTGGTGGTTTCCAATCACTCAAACTTATTGAGGATGCTTCTTATGTCCTTCCTCGTAGAATCTGGATTGCTAACCTGATCTACTCTGCCTTTGATGACAATGATGTTGGGTTCCCAGTGAATCCTTTCTATGCTATCAACTCTAACAACGAGATCTACATTTGTTTGGAGCAGGGAAAGAAGCAGGATGGTACCTCTCAGTTGTCTACCGTTCAACCTACAGGTAATACTATTGGTACTCCTTTCCGTACTGCGGATGGATACACTTGGAAATTCCTATACTCTATTGGTGCATTGAGAGCAGACAAGTTCTTATCCTCTGCATATCAACCAGTACGGTATGTTGCCTCAACTGACTCAGACAGTCCTGCCGAAGATCTCCAACAAGAGATAGTACAGAACAATGCAGTTTCGGGACAGATCGTAGGATACGCAATCACCAACGGTGGTACTGGTTATACTTCTACTCCTACAGTAAGCATTATCGGTAACGGTACTAACGCAAGAGCATATGCAGTTAAGTCTGGTGAAGTAATCATCGACATTAAAGTTGTAGCAGATAGTTCTGGCAACTCTAGTGCGTCTTACTTCGGTAAAGACTATGACTATGCTAACGTAGTTATTACTGGTGGTGGTGGTGCCTCGTGTACTGCACGTCCTATTATAGGACAACGTGATGGTATCGGTGCTAACCCAGTAATTGATCTTAAATCAAATGGTATGATGTTTAATACAAAACCAGAAGGAATAGAAGGTGGTGACTTTGTTACAGGTGATGAGATCTTCCGTCAAGTATCACTCGTTCGTAATCCTCGTGTTGACTCTGCAAATGGGACTCTTCTCACTTCTACCACCGCTAGGGTCTTAGATAAGATGATATTGCCCGGTGGTGCGTTCTTGAAGTCTACTGTACAGAAGTCTACCATTAGTGGTGCGACCTCTGGTGCTACAGCAATTATTGATGACACAAATGATTCGGATACTGTATGGTATCACCAGAACACAACAACAGGATTTACACCTTTCGTAGCACAAGAAACAGTTTCGGTAGTTGGTAATGCATCTATCACTGGAGTTATTAAAACTTCTGGGGGATTGCTTCAGGGCGAAGCAGATCCTTACTCTGGAGATCTCCTATATATAGATAACCGATCACCAGTAACACGATCTACCGACCAAACCGAAGACTTGAAAATAGTAATCACTATCTAGGATTAAGAAATGCCAAATACGTTTACAGAACAGACAATGAGATCGACCTATAAGGACGATTATAAAGATAGTGATAATTACTCACAGATCTTATTCAACGCAGGTCGTGCGCTTCAAGCGCGTGAACTTACGCAGATGCAGACTATCATCCAGAAAGAAATCCAACGGTTTGCTAATAATGTATACACCAAAGATGGTGTGGCAACTCAGACTGGTGGTATAACTGTTCAGAACTGGCAGTTTGCCAAGATCTCGAATGATGCGAACAACACGTTTGATACTACTGATAACCTTAACGGTGTTATCCTTACTGGTTCGGTGTCTAGCATTAAGGTAAAGGTTTACCGTGCAGTCGCGGCAACTGGTACTGATCCAGATACAATCTACATTCAGTATCTAGAAGATCCTACTGCTCGTAGTCCTGCTACTACTTTCCTAGAACCTGCTCGTGTAACTCCGGGAGAAGTTCTTTCTAATGGATCGAACATCAACCTGACAGTACAGACTACTAACACAACTGCAAACCCTGCTATTGGTAGTGCGTGTGCGGTAGAAGTCGGTTCTTCTGAATTCTATGTTAAAGGACACTTTGTATTTGCACCAAAGCAAGAATTGATCGTATCTAAGTATTCGGCAGATGCAACGGCAGACATAGGTTATAAGATTGTACAAGATGTTGTTACTGTATCAGATACAGACGCATTATACGATAACCAGAATGCAACTCCTAACCGTTCAAGTCCCGGTGCTGATAGACTACGAATCAGACTTACTTTGGCAAAACGATCATCATTGGTCGCAGGTGAGACCTTCGTATACTATGCTACTATGTTCCGTGGTGTTATGGAGAACGAAGTAACTAAGACAGAAAACTATGGTTTCCATGATCATGTCGCTACACGCGTCCGTGAGATTCATGGTGACTTCATTACAAAATATTGGAAGATTGGTATTGCTCCAGACGCAAAGAGTACAACCAACTTCATCATGCGAGTAGATCCGGGAACTGCATATATTGACGGTCACCGTATTGCTACTAAGCAAACTCAAAGTCTTATTGTTCCTCGTGCTACTGATACTATTGTTCGTGAAGAAGATCAGGTTGGTGTTGATTACGGCAACTACTTCTACTTCCACTCTGGTGTTGGTATGTTGGATATCGATGTCTGTGAAGCAGTTAACCTCTATAAGGGTGTGGCAGGACAAGACTCAGTGATTGGTACTGCTAACATTCGTGCAATTACCGAAGGTGCTTCGGGTACAAGAGTAGATGGAAACTCTTACGATAGCGTACCTGCATTTAAGGCACACTTATTCAATATCAATCGTACTAACTTTAACTGGTCACTTGCAGACGTTTCGTCTATCAAGTCTGTTGCAAACACTCATTATGTAAATACTGTTAAGACAACTAATGCCACAGGTAATGCGATTAAAAATGCGGCATTACTTCACGAACCAAAGAAGAATGCTTTAATCTTTGATACGCCTTTGCGTAGACCAAAGAACTTCTCTGATGTCACTATGACATTTATGAAGAAGTATAACTTCACTGCTAGTGGTACCACTCACTTGATTAATCTAACTGATGCAGGTGAATCATTCGTTCGTGCTAGTGATGTGATTATCGCATCTGCTTCTGATTTTAATCCGAACGGTATATCTGCCGCGATCTCTACCGCAGGTAACAAGAGAATAACCTTCTCTCCTGTTGTTAGTGGTACCGCATACGAAGTTATCGTATTCATTAAGAAGACTAATTCTACTGTTAAGTCCAAGACTCTAACGTCTGCGACTGTTACTGCCGCATTGGATTCTGATGGTCAAGGTCGTTACTACTTAGATCTTGGTCAATCAGATGTCTATAGTGTTGAACGTATTCGTAAGACTGACTCCGATGGAGCAGATCTCTTTACTAACTTCTTGTTTGATGCAGGTAACCGTACTACTCACCAAGCAGATGGTAAGTTAATCTGGTCTGGTGGTGGTCTTGATAGTTCTACAGATGGTCAAGTCTTTGCTCGATACAAGTACTTCGCAAACTCTACCGCAGGTTCATTCTTTGCAGTCAACTCTTATGATGGTCAGTTAGACTATCTTGATGTTCCTGCTCAGAAACTACCTACTGGTGGCAAGGTATCTTTGCGTGACGCAATCGACTTCCGTCCTTCAATGAACGGTTCTGGTGCGTTTAGTGCAACTGATGTGCCACCTTTACCAGTACCATCCGATACAATTATCGCAGATGCCGAATACTACTTGCCTCGTGCAGACCGTTTGGTTATCTCAGACAAGAGCGAACTACGTTATATTACTGGTTCATCTTCTCTTAATCCTAAGTTCCCTGACATTCCAGTGGATTGTATTGATCTTTATAAGGTTAAGTTAGGGGCGAACACTCTACACACCCAAGATCTCAAAACAACTATTATCCCTCGTAAGGGATATACGATGCAAGACATCAACAAGTTGGAACAGAAAGTTGATCGTCTAGAAGAGATGACTACACTTTCATTACTTGAGTTGAACACTAAGTTCTTGCAGGTATTAGATAGTTCTGGTGTTGATCGTTCTAAGGCAGGTTTCTTTGTAGATAACTTCTCTAACCATTCCCACACTTCGATAGGGACTCATGTTGGTGGCGGTGGTAAGTCTTCGATTGATCCCCATGCTAAATTGATGCGTCCTACTTACTCAGAAGATGCTATCGATATGTACTATGATAGTAATCACTCTCTACAGTTAAACACTGTTAAGAAGGGTGACTTCGTTACACTAGATTACTCTACGGTTGGATACCAGTCACAAGAACTTGCATCTAATACAGAGAACCTTGCACCATTCTATGTGCAGACTTCTATTGGCGCATTGTCAATATCTCCTGAAACTGATAACTGGTTTGATACGCAGAAAGTTGGTGAGACTGTTGTAGGTACCGCAACCGAACTAGACTTAACCCATGCTTTATCTTGGAACAACTCTGAGAACTCTTGGTATGGTGTTGATCCTAGTGAACTGGATGTTGGTGATGCCGCTAACTCATTCGTCTCTGGTACTTCTACTCAGGTTACTCACGATTCATTAGACCCAATCCTCATTGGTACTCAGGCAACTGAATCACTAGGTGAGTGGGTTAAAGTTGGTAACGTAACTGATGTCGAAACACTGTTTACCGAGACAGTAGAAATCTCTAGGGAACGTGAAGAAGAAATCTCACGAACTGTTATCGATTCATATTGGCAAGCAATCGCAGACGGCACTTGGGAAGATTACTGGGGCGACTGGGACGGTCACTGGGATGGCGTGAACTGGGGTGCAGGATATGGCGTAGGCACTAACTTCTGGGGAGGCGACTTTGGTCTAGGTGGAAGTAGTTACGGTGGCGGTGGTTTTTATGGTTGGGGTGCTTTCGACTGGTCATTCGAAGAAATCACTACAGATATGTGGGATGTTATTACTTCCGAAACAAGAGAGACTGTACGAACTGCTAATACTTCTACATACGAGACTACTCGAACAATCAATACAGAGAATACCTACGAAGGTACTGTAGAGACAACTACTGCCACAAGCACTTCAAGCACAGTAAACCGTGTTGCAAGTGAGTCAACTATTCGAGACATTATTGGTAGTCGAATCGTAGATGTTGCAGTTATACCATTCATGCGTCCTATTAGAATCAACTTCAAAGCAGAAGGACTTCGTGCTAACACACAGTACTTCCCATTCTTTGACGGTGAGAACGTATCTACTTTCTGTAGAGAAGAGACTGTATACCAAACTTATGGTGACAAGTCTTATACTCTTGCACAAGGTGTTGAGGATGATGAGGGGACTCAACGTCCTACTCAGGATCACTCACAAGGAAAGACTAACTTAGTCGCCAATGCAGACGGTGAGATCATAGGTTCTTTCGAAGTTCCTAATGGTACTCACATGAGATTCAAGACTGGTAGTCGAACCTTTGCATTGTATGATGTTAATGCTTCGGATCGTAACTCTGCTATGTCTTTTGCTGAGACAGTATTTACTTCGTC